TGCGGTCACTTCTTTCGGATCACGGGTCACGACTCTGACAACGCATTGGCAGTGCGGATGTAAGGGTGCATACCGCGCCCCGCCCTCCATGCTGTAGGGCTGCCGCACCCGGTTCCCGCCCATGTCGATCGTCGCGTGCTGCTGGCAAACGGGGCAGCTCGGGTCACCATTGCCGCTTCGGGCCAGGTCAAACCCGTTCACATACGGGTTCATCGCCCCCGCCGTGAACGCCGCTTCATTGAACGCCCGGCTGACCTCCGTCCGCGCCAGTCGCATCGCCGCATAATTCACGCTCACGTTGTACGGTTTGTCCGTCTTGCGCGTTTCGGTCGGGTTCAGGTAGGCTGCCACCATCCGGCTGATCCGGATCGCGTCGGGGCCATCCCGCAGCGCCTGCGTCAGCACTTCGTCAATCTTGCGCCGTGTTTCTTCATCCACCCGCCAGATGCGATCCGACAGGCGATACCCCTTTTCATCCTGCCACTGGTGCGGTGGCACCCACCGGCGATCCGGGTCGATCCGCGTGAATGGGCTGGGCGCGAACAGGCGCATTTCTTTCGCCCGCGCCAGCAGTTCTTCACTGGCCGTTTCCGCCACCTGCTTCAGACTGCGCCGCCCCGTCCGCAGGTAGGCGAACACGTCCGCCGGGACATGTTTCCGCAGCCATTGTTCCTGCTGCTGCACTGCAAAAAATGTTGCAATCGCCAGCCACTTGTTCAGGATGCGCGGATAGGGGGCCAGCGGGGTCACGCCGTCGCTGGCGTAGGCGCTGCGGTTGTCTGCCGGGGTGAACAGATCGCTCACGATCCGCCCCACCTGCATTTTTACATCCCGCTGCCGGCCCGCCGGAATCTGGCCGTTCACATCCATCGCCGTGATCAGCGCCGCCCGCGCCTGATCGGCAGCACTCGCAAACAGCGTCTTCAATTCGCGCTGGATGCCCGCCTGCGCCAGCATCAGCGGTCTATGGCTGCTTCGTACCTTCATCAAACGCCTTTCTCGTACTCCCCTCTCCATGTAGGGGGAGGGGTTCTTAAAACACCGCCGCGCTCACATCGAACGTTCCCCGACTGACCACCGTCGGCGGGGTGCCGCCCGTGCTGAACTCGAAATGAAACCGCCCCGCCTGCGTCGGCGTGTAGAAATAATAGAACACGCCCGTGGATGTTTTTGTCAGGTCACCGATCGCCTTCGTTTCCAGCAGCATCACCGAATCGCCATCCTCAAGGCCGATCTTCAGCGTAATGCTGGCCGGATCGACCAGATCGCCATCCACATCGGTGAAAATACACTGCAATTTCTTGGTCTGCCCGATTGCGCTCTGCGTCATTTAGGTTGCCTCCCCCGTCGCCACACCCGCGTTTGCCATCGTCACCGCCGCGCCCCCGGCATTCGCCCCGCTGGCCGCCGCGCCCCATTCCAGCACATCACTATCCGCCCCGCCCACCGTCGTCACACTCACCGCCCCGCCGCTGGCGTTCCCCGCGCTGGATGATGCGACATACGCATAGGCCATCTAAACAACACTCCAGTCCACCCCGTCCAGTTTCCCGCCGCCCACCACACTCAGCTGTAAACGGCTGACCACTGTCTGCGGCACCGGCTGGTCGATCACCCCCGGTTCGATCACCAGCGTGTAATTCCGGCCGGTATTGGTCGCCGTAGCCGATACCACGAAATCCCGCTGCGTATTGTTCACCACCCGGATCGTCAGAATGCGCAGCGTCTGGTCGTCATACTCAAACGACACGGTGAACGCGCCATCCTCTGCCCAGTACAGCGTCTTGCCGATCGTCGCGAACGCCCGCGGCCCCGGTGTGCTGCGCTCCACCGTTACCACAAATACCACTTTGGCAACCGGCGTCAGGCCGATGCCCACCAGCATCCGGCAGACCCACTGCCAGAAGCCCGCCCGCCAGGTGTACGTCACATTCTGCTGCGAAGTGTACGCGAACGGCTCCAATTGCATGCCCAGCAGCTGCCGTAGTGCATAAGTCCATGCGGTGTTCATGGATCGCGCCCTACAGCTTGAAGATGCGGTTGGTCGTGTTCGCCCACTGCACCGTGATATCGCCGCCGTTCGGGGTCACCGGCAGCCCGGTCATGCCCGTGTCCATGTAGGCGATTAGATTGCTGGTCGAATCGGTGCCGGTGTGCTTGTAGATCACCACCGCTTCCACCGTCGCGCCGCTCACCGCAGTGAACGTCACATCCGCCGCATCCGCCACCCCGGCCGTGCTGGTCTTGCTGCCCAGCGCCGAACTGACCGCGATCCGCGCGCCGCCTGGAATATCGTCCAGGAAATCATGCGTGCCCAGATTGACCGTGTACGCGCCCGTGTCCACCAGAATCGCGCGGATGTCGTCATTCGTCCAGTCGATATCGCCGTTTAAAAATGAAGCCCGCGCTGCGTCATACAATCCGTTAGCCATCTGCTATCCCCTCCCCCTGATCGGGTTCCTCTGTATCCATTGCATTCTCATCCAGCGCGCTCTGCATCCGCATGGCGCTCAACTGCGCATCAATTTCCGCCTGCATCCGGCTTTCGTCGGTCTGTGCCGCCGCTTTCGCCGCTTCCACCTCTGCTGCCGGATCGTCCACCAGTTCCAGCAGTCGCAGACCGGTTTCATCGGTGACCCAGCCGTTATCCGTCGCCAGCTTCACCTTTGCCGTGTGCTGCGCCTGATCCTTGCCTTCCAGCGCCGGCCACTCAATCGACACATCCACCGCCGCCAGCGCCGTCGTCAACCGCTTCACCGCCAGCCATGCCTGCGCCAGCTTCAGAATGGCTTCCTGCACCTGCGTCCGCCGCCCTTCCAGGTAGCGCACGAACGCCGGCATCTGCGCGTCAACGGATGCCTTGCTGCTCGAAATAGCGCCGCCCCATGCCCACTCCGGAATGCCGATGTGCTCGAGCATCAGATAGAACAGGATTTGCAGCATCGCCACGCTGTCCGCGCTGAAGCTGCCCGGCCCTGCGAATTTGAACGAGGCCCCCTTGCCCAGCCACAGCATCGTCATATCCTCAAAATCGACCACCGGAACGCTGGCCGTGGTGCCGTCTTCGTTGTACACCGTTTCCGTCCGGCTGCTGTTCTGCGCCTGCGCCGTCGTCACATCTTCCAGACCTTCCGCCACCGGAATCGGCCTGCCCATGACTTCCACGCCATCCAGTGATTTCTGAAGCACGTCGTCATACCGCGCGAACAGCCGCAGCAGCGCTTCATAGATCGGATGCCCGTAGATTTCATTGGCCTCGCGGTCGTTCGGCAGATGCACCACCGGCAGCAGGCCCAGCGGATTACTGTACTGCCATTCCTGCTTCTGCCCCTGCGCCTCAATCGTGATCGTCCGCCCGTCCACCCGGAATTCGTCGGTGATCGTGGCCGCATCCAGCACGCTCGTGATCCGGTATCCCAGCACATTCTTGTAATCCAGTGGATCAGTCAGCACGTCCACCTGTTCCGCGCTGGCCGCGCTCAGGCTGCCGTCCCCGTTCACAATCAGGTAGGCATCCCCCAGCGCGCTCGCATCCTTGCGCCACGTCATCAGCGTGTTCAGGTTGTCCCGCACCCACCGCGCGAATTCCGCGTCCAAATCGGGGTTATTGGTCAGCAGCGTGAAGCCCCTGCCCAGCGTCCACTCCGCATCAATTTCCGCGATGCGCTTGGCGAACAGCCCGCCCAGCTCATAGCCCGGTTCCTTGCCGCGCCGCACCCGGCTCCAGAATGCATAATCCGGCCGCGTCCAGTCCACCGATGTGGTGGATGCCGTGCGCGACAACCGGGAATACGGCGATACCGTGCGCCCCACGATTTCCGCCACCACCGCCGGTTCATGCACCGGAATCGGCTGTTTCTTCCGCCGCGTTGCTGTCATCGCCGCCCCTTCCGCCCATACAAGCCCGCCGTCCGTCCCGTCGCAAAGCCGCCGGTCACCGCGCCCTGATCCACTGCCATGATCATGTAGCGCAGCGCATCCATGCCGTGGTTATTGGCATCCACCGGCGTTTCTTTTTTCGTTCGCCCGTCGTCACCTTTCGGCCAGATATAGGCCGGGAATTCTTCCAGTGTGGAGATCGGCACAGGATGCCGCTCCGGGCTGTCCGGGTCCACCAGTTCAGTATCCATCTCATGCAGCGCCCCGCGAAAAACGAACAACCGCGGCCTGCCATCACCTGCTACCCGCAGCCGTTCCTGCACTTTCTGGATGCCGGGACTGATCGCCTTTTTAGCCGCAATCGTGTTGATCCCTGCCCGCGCCAGTGTGGCCCGGTCTTCTGCATCGTGATCGGCCACCGTAAATTCAATCCGTTCGCCCGCGCTCAACTGCAAAATTTGTTGCGCATGGTCAGCCACCGTGCGCTGTGTTCGGTAAATTTCCCGATACAGGTACAACCGGCCGTCCGGGTCCATCGCCCACCATTGGCAGACGAACGGGTTTGTATACCCGAAGTCGATAGACCGAAACCGCCGCCAGTGATACGGAATCGGGAACGGGTCGATGACGTGCGTATGGTCGGCAAAATCTTCGTATACTGCCCCGTCCGAAACCACCCACTTGCCTTCCAGAAACCGCGCCCGCCGCACGCTGGTCAGCCGCCCCAGCTTGCCCAGCACATATTTCCGCCCGCGTTCGGTCCATTCCTGCGCCGCCGCGTCCCAGTAGGCCGGGTTATCCTGATGAAAGGTGTTCATCAGTTTGCATTGACCGGAATCGCAGCGCAGCTTCAGCCAGTGGTTTGGATGCGACGGGTTTGTGTCTGCAATCAATTGTGCAAATGGCACTAATCCATCACGCCCTAAACGCATCAGCAGGAATTCCCAATCGTTTTCGGTAATTTCGACCGCTTCCGCCACATAAAACAGGTGATATTCGCCCGATAGCACCTTGCCCGGTCGATCCATGCCGCCCACCACGATTTCGCTGCCGTTTGGATAGCGGTAGCTCATCCGGTTTTCGCGCAGCACCCCTTTGCAGATCGGGTTATTCAGTCCCAGAATGTCACGTTCAAACGTCACCAGCGTGGTCTGCGCCAGATCGGCACGCACCTTACGGATAATCCCGATGCGCGCCCCCGGATATGCCCAGGCGATGTCGTTCAGCTTCTTCAGAACCGCCAGCGTTTTCCCCGTTCCGGCTGCACCCACCAGCAGGATTTCTTCATCGGTCATGCTCTGCACAGCAAGGTTATTGCCGCGCAGTTCATACTGCCGGGGCTGGCGACGGGCTTCGATCTCCATTTCAGCCTGCGCTTTGGCTTTCTTCCAGGCTGATTCAATCAGCTTTTGCCGCGCCGCTGATGAGATGAGCCTTGAATTCTTCAACGAGCTGCTGCTCGATTCGATTTGCATTCAGCCCTGCCGCCTCCAGCTCTCGCATCCAGTCCACTTCGATCTTGGTCTGCGTCGGCGCATCCAGCCCCATCAGCGCGGCTTCCCGCTTCAGACATTCCAGCACGATCATCAACCGCCCGCGTGCCCACGCTTCCCGCTTCACTTCGCCTATTTCTGCCAACTGCCGCGCCCGCAGTTGTTTTTCAGATAACCGGGCTTCCTTCAAATTCTGCAAACGCACCCATTTCAGATCCCGTGAAATGGTGCTGCGGTCGAACGGTTGTTCCGTTTCTGGATTGATCAGGTAATTCGGATTCGGCTTGCCGTCTTTTGTCGGCGCAGCCATATCCTGATAGATTTCCTCGTGCGTCAATCCCCGCGCCCGCAGTGAACTGACCCGCTGTCTGCGCAGGGCGATCATGTCCTGACTTAGCGCATCATTTCGCCCCATTGTGCATCCATAGACTTGCAATTAAGCTGCCGGACAATATCAATAAAAAACGCGGCCCCGTTGGAAGCCGCGCTCTGCACAAATTATAGCACAACTTTTCTGTTTTAGTTGCCGCCCCAGAACGATTGTGCTTACAAATCAGCTATTCTTCCACAATGATCCAGTGAGTTCCTTCCTTATTTGGAACATGCGCGATCCAGCTAGGCGCAAGCGTTGCCATCCATCTTAGCGGTGAAGGGAAACCCATTTTACGGGCTTGTTCTTGGGCTTCAGTTTTAGCAGCTTCCAGCGTTTCAAAATGCTGTTTTTCCTGTGTCATCATATTGCTGTTGCGAACCATGCTGTACTTCATTTAGACCTACCTTTTTGTGACTGAAATGCC